TTTGAGATAACTTTATGAGTTCCTCATCAATCTGAATATAGCTCATGAAGTTAGCTTCTTGTGCTATTGTTGGAATAATGAACCCCTCAGTTGTGGTAACTGGGATTGATGTTTGAATATTTGTAATGGCCGCCGTAGTTTCTGAATATGCAGCGTTTAAAACATCTTGTCTTTTAAGTTGATCAGGGTGAGCAATGTTTAAAATATAAACGCCATGCTTGACTTGAAATGAATCAATGAACCCACTAAACAAAAGAACGTAATCAATTGGGAATTCCCCACCTTTAAAACCCATAAACACTTGAGCTTGTGAAGAAAGTAAATCAGCGACATAGTTTCCCGATTTAAAATATTCATCTAGTTCACCATTGTTATTTACTAGTGAAATAGAAAAAGATTGAACTGAACCAGCCCCACCTTTATCCAATAGTAGCTGTTGAGTTAATTGGTTTGTAGTGCCCTCAAGTGAAACAAAATCCCTGCCAGTTTCATCAATCACGGGCGTGTCAAAATAAAGCAACTCATCAAACAAATAATCTTGATCAAAAAAAGGAGCTATTAATACACTGCTCGTTGAAAACTTAAATGGAATTCCATCAATTACCAAAACAAGTTGTGGAGTTTTTCCAACTTGATCCTTTAGAGATGCGGCGGTTTTAGATATTTGAAACATTTACAACCCTAATTTTGCCTTTATAAATTCAGCCCCTGCATGAAGCGATATAAACAATGTAGCAGTCCACTTTTTAAATGCGTTAACATCTTTTTCAAGATTGACTACTCGCATTTCTATTTTATCTTCTAATCTATCAAGACGCTTTTCAAAACGCACCTCTGCTCTATCTATTCTTTCCATTATTGCATCGAGGCGTTTATTTGTTTCGTCCATAAAATCCTCTATGGTGAATCACCAATACAAGTTATAATAAATCTTGAATCGGCAACACCTGATGAGCCATCCCTGAATATAAAATTTTCAGAGGCGGCACCGCTAACGTTAGAAAGCGACCCGGTATGGATAGAATTTCTTAGCACCTGAACATTGCTTCCATATATAGAGCAATCAATAAAAGTGTCAGCCTTGAATAATCCGTTTGAAGTTGTAAACGTATAGTTTCCAGTGGATGCTCTTGTAACCGTAATAAGCGAAGGATTCCCACTGTAGACTGTACATGGAGAAGCTGCGCAGATATTAGCTCTTGCTGTGCCAGCAACAAACCAACTATATCTAGTAGGTCTTGTCACATTAGGCACGTACATCATCTCATTAGTTGTTGCAGCCTTGGCAGTTTTTGGTTTGTAGTCAGAGCCTTGTTTTTGGCATTGCAAATGGAACGCCTGAGCTACTGCTGTGCCGCCTTCTCTAATTCTTATTCCAATAGCACTTGAACTATTTGATTCAATTTGTGCAGTCCTTGCGGTTGCCCCAACAGTCTCAACGGTTGCAGTACAATTCATGCTATTAGAAACAATTCCAGAATTAAAAGAACATGTATATAGTGAAGTTGCACTAACAACACAACTCCCATTTATCCAATCTATGTTTTCGTCACTTGTTACTCCGGTGGCAGAAATTTTAGCACTGAACGCATCGCTGCACTCATACGCATCAGAGCACTTCTCAATACCCTCGAAAGTTCCGATGATCGGGTTGTCTTTTGGAGGGAAGTATTTAACTGTGGTATGAAGCGCATTACCAGAAAACATTGCTGGATAAGTTCTTGCTGTGCCAGTTGCAATCATTGCATAATTAATACGCCCAGTAGTTGATGCTTCTATTCTTTGACAGTATTCGTGAGTTGACCATCTTCCACCGTAATTAGTCGCTGCATGCCAAGGATTAGTCTCAAAAGTTTGAATAGCTGCACCTGTGCCAATTGTAAATGTTCTGGCTGATACATTAAATGAGTCGGAGTTAATTGCACCCCCATCTTGATAGCCAATATATGTACTGCATACTTCATAAGTCCCACGACTAACCGCCAAAAATGATACTCCAACAGCTTTGTTCCCAGTGACACATCCTGCGCCTGTGCCAAGTGACCAGTTAGAGCAAATATTTAAAACATCGCCTGTTGTGCTAACTGTCATTGAATTGTTAGCCATTGGAGTTCCAGATACGTTTAAAGTTCCAGCCGCTAAATACTTAACTGTTCCGACCACCTGAGCATGAGGATATATTGTGTCACCTGAGTAAATTTTAGATTTTGGTGGGTAGTATTCAAGGATGAATTTTGTGCCACTGGCTGGAGATGTTCTACTGTTTATTATTCTTGCAATGTCCGCATTAGTGCCAGCATATATCTCAAAACTTCGATTGCCAGCCTCTGAATAGCTAAAGGTACAGGTTAAAGTGTGAGCCCCATGTGTGTTGGTAGAACTAACTCCCGAAGTTGCATAACATGTAGTTGCCCCATCATTTATTGCATACACAGGACGACCCGACGTACTACTCACAATGCTTTCAATTTGAAACATTGCCTTGTACTGTCCAGCTGGCAAATTATTAATCGTAATTCTTGGTAAGTTGACATCTGTTGTTTGCCATGCACCTATGTTTTGACTAACAATGGTTGGGGCGGGGCAATCTAATACTGCACCAAAAGCTCCAATGGTTAAACTTGACCTTTCCCAAATGCAATTTGTTGTCCCAGCAAAATAAGCCTCACCGGCAATCTGGGCTTGACTAATTTCTGGCATCATTGTCGCTGGCATTACACCCACGAAAGCTTGATCAATGTAAGTAGTAGCACTATCACTTGCAGATTTAACTCTAATTCCGTTATTAGTTGAACCCATAATGAAAGGTATAACGTATTCTTTCCAAGTATTATTTGCTTCGATGGTCACGCACTTAGTATCAACCGAGTCAGCAACCGCGCATAGCTCAGAGATTGCGCTAGTGGATTTAATCCACGCACTAGCTATGCCTTGTTGTCCCGATGATTGAGCAGCGTATTTTGTAATAACCTGAGACAGATTTACTGTCTGAGCTGATGAAACAATTTTCAAAGATTGAAGACCAAAGCGCACAATTGATTGCTCAAGTGTGTCGGTAGCTGTACCGCTTTCAGTCCAGCTTGTTCGACCGCTTTCAAAGCCATTGTTTAAAAGGTAGTTCTCGCCTTGCATATATTGTTGATCGGCCGGTCTAATTTGAGCTTCTGCTGCAACTAGAATAAAGAAGAAAAGTGTAAACAGTTTCATAATTAACCTTTTATATAAAAGTAACTTCAAAAGAATCAGTAATCAATCTAGCATCTTCGCTTGCAGGTGATGACTCTGAAGCATAATCTCTAATTAATCTAATTCGCAATTTATTTCCTGCTTGAACTTGTATTGAATTAATCTCACCCAGTGAATTAGTTAAATCAATATCACCTATAGATGTAACAGTATTAGCTACAGCATTTGCTGTAACCTGCATATTAGTAGAATTGTAAATATTTGGATAAGTTCCAATTACGGTCGAGCTTGTAATTAAAGCTGTTTCGCATTTAAACTTAATATTTCCAGTAGTAGCACTTGTGAAGAAAATGCCAGACTTAATTTTAATTGGCTTTCCCGTAGTGTATGACTCTGGAACTGTCAGGATTGCGAATAATTCTTGCTGATCAGTAGAGCCAAAGCCCATATATTCAAAGCCGCTTAGTTGATCATTTAGTGGTGCAATAGAACCTTCAATCCATCTTAAAGTTGTACCACCACCGCCGCCGCTTCCGCTTATTGGTTGCCAAACAGCAGCGCCAAGAGTTGCAGACTCGCATATAAAAAGCACATTAAGAACATTATCATACCAAAAAGAACCAGTTGAATAATTTTCGCTTGAGTCATTTACTGGAAGTGGCGAAACATTCGTGACATTGTTTTTCTTTGACCAATAGCGAGTAGCTGTTTCAGCAATATCGTCCGCATCTAATACAATTACATTATTATATCCATTAACACTTATAACATCGCTTGCTGAAATTTCGACATAGACTGTACCAGTCCATCGATATGTTCTATTGGTATCTATTGCGACATATATTTTCCCATCCTCTCCAGTGAGTGGAAACGATATCAAGTCAGCATACTCTAAAACATCGTCAACATAACTCGGAAGATATAAAGCATCTATTTTACTTGAAGCATTTAGTGGGCATATTCCATTTGCTGCACCAACTGAATCTTCAATGGCTTGTATATCTGTCTCGGTTGTATCAACTCTTACCTCAACTTCATCAATGGCATCTTGAACCTTTAAGGCAGCAAGACCTGAAGTCGTATTGTCGTAATTAATATTTTCTGCCAAGTGTGCATCAGTAGAATTTATATGCGCATCAACAGTGTCATAAGTAGCCTTTAAGTTAGCATCTAGTTTTTCAATTGCTACCTTTTGATTGTCGCCATTTGCAATATAGTTTTGATTTGCATAATTTTTAGCGTTCGGGTCACCTTCACCAGTACCAGAAACATCAAATAATTCATTGACCGACTTTTGAACAGAGAAAACCTGATTGCCTTCAGATGCTTTATTTAGTCCTAGCTGGCCAACCTTTACATCATTGGCTTGCTTTGAAATAAAAGCGTTATTAACAACCGAAGACTTTACTGGTGCTTTAAATGAGACTGTCATTATAGTTCCTCAATTTTTCTAAATTTTAGCGAACCAGTCTCGAAATATCCATTTAAACTTTGTGCATATAATTCACGAAGTTCAAAAGCCGTACCGTCCGCTCCGCCAGATGCGCTCTCTAAAATACATTCACTGTATTCATTTGGATCATCGCGGTCAGGTATAAACTCAACGCGCCCTTTAGTTATAAGGTATTCGAGAAAAGTTAAAATATTATTTACTGCATCAAGATCATTTTCAAATGGAGAATTGTGGGTCTGGGGATATTGATTAATGTATTTAATGTTACATGTCATAGTTTTGACATTGCCATAAGACACAACTTCAACCAATCCACTAGCTGATTGATTAACACTAGCCGCTGCTGATCTTTGATTAAATCTAAAATCTTGAAAATCTTGTAAAAAGAATTGTGGCCTATAAACTTCGCCACTGCCAAATTGTCCAGTGTAAGAAGCTGAACCTGTTAAATCTTGCAGATCATTAAAACCCATAGTCATAAATGCTGATATTAAAATAATGCTTGCCGTTTGGGTATATAGCGTGAAGGGGGCATCCCCTGTAATTGTGATAAATCGAGTTGCGCGGTCAACTGTGGTGTTGTAATTATTACCACCGCTGACTTCATTCATTGCTCGCTTTACTTCTTTAACGTAACCTTCCAAGGAATAATTTCCAATTCTAAGCTCGGCAATCAGTTCATTGATTCCGTCTTCACTAAATGAAATTGCTCGATTATCGTTAGTTACTGTGTGTCCAAAATAGAAACTTGATCTTGTGTATATCATGCGAACCTTGCATTGTTAAAACTATTCCCTTTAGTTTCAAAGTTGGCGTTGATTATGTCAATTATTCGATTACCAGTTTCATCGGTATCAAACACATTACCTTGAATTGTTACCTGTACGCGTGGCCCTGATTCGCTTCTTTGTGCTACTTCATCAGGTTGCGTTAATGTTTCGGGTGATGCGACTACTTGAGTGTCAGCATTTGCACTAATACCACCGCCGCCCACTGAAGGTTTGCTGCTACTGCCTGCGCCCAATGCTCCACCGAGCGCCGCAAGAGTTGCACCTGCTGCAATCATGCCTGCGCCAACGCCTTGGAATCCTGGCCTAAACAACAATGCAGTACCTTCCAATATAAACGCTGTACCTTGTTGGACTGCTACTTGCCCAATAGACTGAATGAATGCTTTTTCAAAAGCCTTTGTGGCGTTCTCGCCCTCAGCTAGTGCTTTACCAAACGCAGCAAAACCATTGGCAGCACTAACACCCACGCCGTTTCGAATTGCTTCACCTGTTCTTTTTGAGAATGCAGCTATTTGCTCATTTGTTTTTTTAACACCTTCCGATGTTTTATTTATTAAGCCGTCGTAAATACCACCAACAATGCCAGTCAATCCGACTGCTTGATCAGTTGCTTCAGTTATTGCTTTATTATTTTCTTCTTTTAATATTGTGTTTCTGCTCGCTAAGTTAGCTCTTATTTCTTCGTTTTTAACAGCTAGCCCATCAGCTATTGGGAAGTCTAAGATTGATTGGAATGAAGCACTTGCTGTATTGGCCGCATCAATAAAAACTTGATTAGATGTTTCACCAAATGTTTTTAATCCTTGAGTTAATTCGTTATCAACTCCAAACTTACCAAGAAACTCAGCAAGCTTTACACCAAAACCACCGATCACTGAAACCGCAGCAGCGACTCCTTCGACAATCTTATTAAATGCAAACACGCCAATGTTGCCAATGAGCTCTAGTGGTGCAACTACAAACGTGATTACTCCATCAGCAAATGACGAAAGTGGATTAATTAAATCTTCAACCGCATTAAAGTTTTGTCTAAATGTTGCTATGCCCTGCGCACCTGCATTGAAAGCATCGCGAGCATCTTTTATTAGTGAAATAACAATAGGGCTTTTAACGATGAAGTTGCCAAGTTCTTCAAATAAATCACCATAAGAGTTTGACGCCTGAGCTATTGCGCCTGCATAAGTATTAATTTCAGCTTGTGCCGATCCACCAAATTTTGATTCGATTGCAGTTAAAACATTTGCAAGCGTTTCAGTTTCATTTGCACCTTGTTGTACTTTAATTCCATATCGACTTAACGCCGCAGTGTTACCTTCAATTGACTTAGCAACTAATGTACCAGCACTTTCAAGGTCAATCCTTAAAGCACTCGCTAGGTCAGTGGCGGCAACTGTGGCTTTCTTTAATCCTTGAGTATCAAGGTTTGCTAGTTGTTGAATATAAGCAGCGGTAGAAATTACAGCATCATCACCAAATTTTGTCGTGGCCTGTAATTGACTTGCAAAGTTTTGTAAATCTTGACTTGTTTGCTGTGAGAATTTACCTGTAATTTGTAATGCAGTATTAAGTCTATTGATTGCGTTTTCTTGATTAGCAGCTTCAGCAATACCTTTTTTAAAGGCTAATGTTATGGCAGCACCAGCAGCAACAACCGCAACCGCACCAGCTTTAGCAATACCAGCAGCACTTAATTCAAAGCCCTTACCAAAACCTTTACCAGCTTCTTCACCAGCTTTCTTTGCTTCGCCCTCGATCTTTTTAAAACCCTTGGCATCAGACTTCGTATTTAAAATTAAATCAACACTTACTTCATTTGCCACGCTTTAACCTCGAAAGCTCGATCATCATTTGATCGGTTGTTAAGACTTCCCTGTTATCCAGCTCGCTTGGAAATGCTACCTTCCAAATCTTTTTATGAGCATCTTTTCTGGCCTTGTCACTCATATGAGGATAAGCCACGCAATCCATTGAGACTAATCGCTCTCGCGCTTCAATGATTGATATGTATTTTTCAAAGTCATTAAAATCGCACGCATCCATACTAAGCACGTCAACAAGAGACATACTGTAAAAACGTGAAAATTGTGCAATCCTAAGCTCATTAAATTCTACTTTTTTTTAGCGTTAAACGCTTCTAGTATTTCGGTTAAGTGATCAGACTCAAGTTCACCTGCTAAATGCTCAGGCATGCCAAGTTGGCACAAGAAACCAATAATACAGTTAACAGCTTCCAATGGTTGATCTTTTAAATCCTCATATTTTTTTGAGAATTCCATCTGCTGCGCTACCGTTGGAAACTTAACAATGACATCCTGTCCGTCAAATTTAATATTCAGTACTCTCTTTTTTAATTCCATGTGTTTCCTTTTGAAGGGAGCGCACCCAATAAAGGGCGCGCATTATTTGATTACAGTTTAGACCAGTCGCCCCAAGCAATTAGATTAATGCTTTCATCGACTGAAGGATCAAGATATGCTTTGAAAGAAACATTTAAAACTTGTTGATCAGAACCAGAGTAATTAATGTCGTTCGGAAGTGGTGCACACTTATGAATAACAACATCATAAGACTTGTCACTCATTGGAAGCCTGATCGGATGAAGGATCAAAGAACCGCCGAGATTAGCGAATGATTGATAAAGTCTTGACTGACCAAAGCCTACTAATTCAGTGCCAATTTCAGGACTGAATTTATCACCAGCAACACCGCCAATAATAGTTTCAAGTCTTTCTTTTGAAACTTCAATTAATCCCATTTCAACTGAAACTGAGTTACCTACTGCAATGTCATCTAGCACTAGTTCACCAGTTTGGTCAGATTTAATTTCTACCGTTTGGCTCTCAAGTGAAACAGTAGATCCACCCTGAGCAGTTCTACCAAGTTCGCCGCCAATACCTTGAATGTCGATTGAGTAAGAAACACCAGCATCAATATCAGCCTCAACTGTAGTTGCTCCGATGTATTTATTCATGACTTCAATTTCTCCACCGCCAAGATTTTCAAAGACAACTGGAATCTCAAGCGCCTCAAGTGCAGCAATAACTTTACCAGCAATTACTACTTCTGAATCATTCTCGGCAATAGTTACAGCATATGCTGTTTTCCCAGCAATTACAGGATTAGTGTTAAAGTAAACATATCCCAAAACTTCTTCAAGATCTGAGTTGATATAATTAAACTCAAAAGCAGCGCCGAACAAACCTTCGGAAACATCTTCTTGAAACTGAAATTTTCTGCAATGTTTTGTACCCCAGTAAGCTCGAACTGCTTCCAGTTTAATTTCACTCGTGTTAGTCATACATAAAGCCATGTTTTATCTCCTATTAAAAACCGTAATCAATCCTTACGTTAAATGTTAGTCTAATTTTTATTGCCTTGTCATTATCAATTAATTCTTCAGGACTCATTGAAATTGATTCAATATCTGAAACGATTGTTTCATAAAGGTGAACAGGGCAAATTATTTGCTTTTTAATTTCCCATGCCTTTTCGTATAGCTCACCAAATGATTCATAGATATTACGCTTTGCATTGCCATAAATATCAAGCTCAACTCTCATCGTGTCGCTGTGGGAATTCCCATTTCTCTCGGATGAAATATCACCCAAAATAAGATTGTAGTACTTGTCGGCTTGTGGAAGTGATTCGTCATTATTCCCAAATAGATCGGATTCATACTTTTGAACTAGTGGATCAACCTCGATAATGCGCTCATGAAAATAGGTGCGAATCTCAGCTATCATACTTTAAACGTCCTACCCTCAGTCTCACCTAAGATGTCATCAGCTTCACCGTTATCATTGGAGTCAATCGATAAATAAACTAAACGAAATGACTCTCCGAACTTGTTTAAATAGTCGCGGTATTTGATGTAGAACTTGTCATCATTACCTTGTGATACATCAAACATTAACTTAGATAAAGCTAGGTAAATAGCTGCTTGTCTAATTTCTTGAGGTTCTAAAAAATCCCATTTATTGAATTGCTTAAAATCTTTATTGAGTCGATCCACTGGAATTGACCAACCACCAACACGCATTGAGTTTACTATCTCATTTCGTGCAGCAACATGATAAGCAATAAGAGAATTATCATTTTTTGCAACATAGTCTAGTACGTCCCTAAATTCTACTTTTAAGTCATGATCATCAGCGTAAACAATATCTATACCTGCAAATGTAGCAGCAAAATCCGCCGCGCTAATCCTGATCCAAAATGCCTCTTTTGAATCAATTGTTGTTTTTTGCCAGTCATCTTTCTTTTCAATATACCAAAAGCCCGACCTAATTAGTCCATTAGTATCATCAGCAACGTTATTTGAAACCCAAGTGCTACCATTAAAATAGCTAAATTGTAGAGAAACATCCGCACTTGCTACCTCATTTAATTCGACATAAACCTGATTGAACTTTTTATAAAGGCCTAGATAAAGAAAGTCCTCAGTCGATGTAAACTCAATTTCGAACTCATCTTTTAAAAGGTCTAGCTTGCGAGATAAATCAACAAATTGGGCATCATCTTTATGTGTTAAAATTAAATCATTCATGCTGAAATTAAACCCTAATTTTTTTATAAAGTAAAAGGGGGAGTTGCCTCCCCCGATAAATTAGTATGCTCCTGACCAAAATACCTTGTCACCCGTTTCAATCTTTTCTGAACCGCTTGGGTTTAGTAAAGAACCAATCCAAGTAATACGAGTTAGTCCACCAACTATTGAAGTTGTGTAATCTTCGTCTTCATGAACGGCAAGACGACCAACAGACATTGAAAGTATTGTTGCGTAAGTTCTGTCAAGATCAATAAAGCCAAGTTCTGAACCAATGGTTACAACACCTTTTGCAAAGCCTTTTTCTTCAAGGGCTTCAATTCTTAAATCAAGACCTGCCTCAACTCCTGCTGCCCTAGACTCTTCGGCGTCAATCTCATCTTGAAGAGAGACTAGCTTTGCTTCAATTGAAGTCGCTTCGGAAACCATTTGGATATCACCAGCGTCAAGAACCACAACGCCATTCTGGCCATTGACCGAATCAACTGCACCAGATGTAATTTCAACGTATGTTGAACCTGACCAGCGGTAGCACTTGTTAGTGTCTAATGCTACATAGATTTTACCAGCTTCACCGCTCGCAGGAAAAGCAGCAAGGTTAGCAAATTCAAGCACGTCATCAACGTAGCTTGGTAATTGACTAGCTGGAACTAATCCACCAACTAAATCAGCTTTAACAAGTAACGTTGACTCAACTGTGTCTAGTCTTGAATCAAGAGATACAAGCTCTGATTGAATCGGCGTTAAGTTAACTTCTGTTGTTACCGCCGAACTATTAATATAGTCGAACATTGGCAAGTCAATAACTGTCGTAACTTTTTGCGTAGAGCCTGCGCCGTTAATTACACCAGTGGCTAATAAGAATGTCTTTTCTTTGAAAAATGGTGAGCTAGTATCCATGCGAACAAGCCCGCGCATGCTAGAAAATTTCTTACTACCATCAGCATTCTTAGGCTCGAAAGTGTCGCCATATTTAACATTAGTTTTATCAAAGATATTAACCGAGCCAATTTTACCGTTATCTAATCCGATATGGATCATATCTTTAAACATGAATGGTAAGTTGTATATCTGAATAGAAGCTGGAGCTTGTACTCTTTTTAACTCTACTGGTAACTCTGGATTAGCAAGATCTAAAACAACTGCATCCACGCCATTGTAACGCTGAGCAAATAAAAGCTTCTGGCCCTTAGAGTTTGTAAATACAGCAGTCCTACATGGGTTTACAATTGTAGCGAAGTTTAAAATCTCAGACCAATCACCAGTTGATGGATCTTTTTTCATTACGTGTAACTTACTATTGTAGTTTGCTACATATAAGTAACCCGATGAATGAGCAACACCAGTACCAAAGTCAGATGCGCCAGCTCCTAAGATCAAAGATTTAACCAAAGTCCCAGCAGCTCGGTTGGTAATATCTACAACATAGACTCTTTTATTTGTAGTGTTGGCAATAAATAAAGTATTTAACCCATCGGTGGTTACGTCAAAGTGTTGACCTGTGCCAATTGCAACAAACCCTAAGTTTTGAGGATTAGCTTTATCAGTCCAATCAAAGCAATATAAGCGACCGCCGCCTGTTGTCATGTAAACATAATTACCAACAGAAGTAGCAGCTTGTGGAAAGTTACTTCCACCAGTAGGAATTGTAAAAGATTGGATAATTTTAGCAGTAAAAGGATTTACAGCGTCAACAAAAATCATTTGAGTATCTGTAAAGTATGCCGCATATCTTTTATTAGCATCTAGCGCAACACCATTAGAGTAATGTCTAATTTGAGTTTCGATAGAATTTGGATTAGGCAAAAAACCATCAACGCCAACGCCAGACAAAACAGCATCTACAGCTTTACTGTCTTGAGCATCAGCATAAGTTTTAACAGCTTTTTGCGTAGGATATAACTCATCGGATGCACCAAGGGCAATATCAATAGACTTATTTGCTTTATCTTCTTTGCCGGCTAATGCCAACTCAACAGCATCAATTTCTAAGCCCAAAGCAGCGTCGCCGCCTTGTCTATCTAAAATCTCTTGAGCTAATGCAGCATTATTAGATAAAACATAACCAGCGAATGCTTCGTCGTTTGCAGTGTCAACAGAATTAATTAATGAAACAATTTCAGCAAAGCTATCTTTATCAGCTTCTGATGCGTCAAGTATTGCGTCAATTCTTCCTTTTTCAATTTCAATCTTAGCATCTAATGCTTCGTCTGCATCTTCTCTTACTTGAGCTTCATTTTCTAATGCATTTCCTACATCTTCAATAGCTTGCTCAATTTCAGATAAATCAATTTCTGGAATTTCACTAATCTTTTGATCAGCATAATCCTTAGCTTCTTGTTTTGCGTCATCAATTGATTCATTAATTTGAGCAACTACATCAATCTCTCCACCAGATCCATCTTTTTGTCTAATGGTTTGATTTTGCTCCAAAAGTAACTTTGAGCCGTCAATTGCATCATCAGCAATAAACTTCTTTTGAATTTGATTAGCCATTTTAAAACCCTCCCATGGATTTTTAGTACTGTATCACCAGCACATCATTGACTTCTAGAAAACCGTCTAAGCCTAAATTATCCCATGAGACAATTAAACCGACAACATCAAAATCAATGCCAAATATTTGCTGAGGGCCACCGCTGGGAGTTAACGTTATATTTGCAAGAGGTAAATTAGAAAGCGTTATAAATTTATTATCAATATCATTTTGAGTTAGTGTGATTATTTCTGTAAATACTCCAGACCCTTCACCGAGAGGAAACCCACCAACACTAGACCCATCTCCACCAAAAAACTTTTTAGCGTCAACATCATAAACCAATTCTGACTCGCCAAATGTTAACTGTAGGCGTTGTGAAGTTGTGATTCGTGGTGCTTTAAAAATTGCCATTTAAACCTCAATGACCCTTAACCCTTGATCAACAATAGATGAGTCATTCTCCCTCGATCCAAAGGATAATTCAAGGTCTGAGTTTACCTCGCTACCAAAGTCTGACAAACCATCTTGTATGAATTGACCTTGGCCCACTGTCCAAACTAGCTCAACTCTGATTGGATCAAATTTCCACATTAGTCGAACCTCGTTTTTTCAACTAAAACAATATCTTTTTTTGCATTACTTGAATATGTAACAAGCACTGTCATAACTAATACATCGTTTTTGTAATAGGAAAATAAATCTGTGTTTGTGCTTGGGAATGTTGTTTCTATTTTATCCCATAAAACATCGGATACGCTTTTGACCTCAACAACTTTTTTACCTTCAATATCTCTATAAATTCTCGAGTTAGGTATTAGCATTATTCAACCTCAACTTTACGATAAGTGTTGATATCAGCATAAAACCAAACAACCCACTTTTTACCATCTTTGAATGGTTGGAAATAATTAAATGCTTTGCCATTTTGCGAGTTGTTAACATACATGAGTTCTATTAGCTGCTCTTTCGAAGATGCTTCCAAATAGATCGGTATAATTGCAGGATTATAACTATCACTCATGTTTTAAAGAAGGGCCAACATACGCTGGCCCGATTCCTTTTTTGAAAAAATTAAGCGAACGCGATTACTCTTGATCCACTTGCATCAGTTGCCTTAGCACCGTATAGGTGAGTCAAAGCGTAGTCCCATCTCTGACCGAGAACATTTCTGTCTTGTTCAAATTTAGGCATGATCTGTCTAGCGAAAGCCATTGCATCACCTGAGTGAGCAACAAAGCCATCACCTAAAGCTGAAGAACTAGATTCAAGAATCATGAATCCATAGATACGAGTTACAAAACCAGCTTGAACTGGATCAGTTGAACCGTATTTATTGGCATTAATGATTGAGTTGTCAGCTAACAATTTAGCAATGAAAGCTGGTGAACATTCTAAGTAACGGCCCATCTTTGGAACATTGTTCCCATCAAGGTATTCTTTAGCTGAAAGAATGTCAGCTAATGCACTTGATGTTAAAGCTTCAGGAGTTCCAGCGTTGTAGTTTGCAACCAATAGACCTAAAACATAATCATCAACTTGAGAAGCTAATGAGCGTGCGCCCATCTTAACAACTTCAGTGATGATATTTACTTTAGATTGTACATTTGTCTTGTCCGAGATTGAAAACGGAATAGACTTGTGTTGATTTAAAACTAGATCAGCAGTTAAAACTGATGCAGTTTGTGGAGTCATTTCAGCAGTTTCAGAAACGTTCTGAATTGCCAATGGAGCAAATAGAGGGATCTTAAGTGTGTCCATTCCTGGGCCAACTTGAGAAGTAAAGTCACGTACTGCACCAAGCATTACTGACTCTTGTTGTAGAGCTTCTGTTACGATCGCCGAGACGCGTTTCTCAATAATTGATGCAACGTCTGAAGTTTGAGTTATAGCCATTTTTTAATCCTTTGTTTAGCCTAATTTCATTAAGGCATCTTTAAATAATCTGTCTTGTTCATCGCTTGATAATTGATCAAATGAAACATTGCCAGCGTCTGCTCTAGGTCTTCCATCCACCATGCCAACTGGTTGCTTAACATTAAAGAGATATGGTTTTTTCTCCTTAACAAATGCCACCGCTTGCTCAACATTCTTAACCTCTAAAGCTTCCTCATCAATTTGAATAATGTCTTGAGGTAGCGAAGTAATAATGTCGTTAATGTCGTAAGCACCTTGAGCTAGTCTTGCAACTTCAAAGTTAAGTTTCTGCTTCAATACTTGCTTTTTAGTTTGCTTGAATTTTTCTTGGAATTCGAAATTTTTGTTTCGTTCCATTTCAAGCAACTCTTTCCAGTTTTCTTGAGCTTCTAACTTCTCTTTTTCTTTTTGCTCAACTTCGCCCCTAAGCCCCTTATATTTAGTTTTGTACTCTCTCGACTCGTCTAGTAACCTTGCGTTAGTTTGTTCGAGCTGATTAAGCCTTTCTAAAATGGCCTTAGTTTCAACCTGTTCTGGTTGTGTCTCATTAACTTGTTCCTGAGTTTGATTTTCATCACTCATAATTTTCCTTTGTTTTTGTAGCGTTCGCTACGTGAATATCTTTTGAATTAACCGCGTCAAAGATTCCCTTAACGTGGTGTTTATTGTTAAATTAAAACGCTCGCCGCTCTCGGTCGGCAACATGCGCCTTTTAACTTTTGCTTTTCCCACTCCTTCATTATTGTGATAAACAAATTTCTCATTGTCAAAACGAATATTTACCCTGTCACCTCTATTCTTAACCTTGAGAGAATTAATTAAGTCACCAGTTACCTTTAGGTTTACAGGCGATGGAGTTTTTCCATTATCAACCAAATGCTTATTTAAAAGATAAATCATATCGCCAACTGTCTTATTATCAGCCTTAGCCTCGTCACTTGCTCGGTATTGCTTTAACTCTTTATTAGATAACTTCTCTAAAACAATAAACCCTCCATTGCGAGTGCGCCTAAATGCTTTCTTTAGTTTGATCTGGTCAATGTAGCTTTGTGCGTATTTTTGAAACTTGCCCATTCGGTCAACTGGACTTCTGCCAATAGACAAGGCATCGAGTATTGCCGGGCCTATTGTTTTTGCCATGTCTGAAATAGCACTCTTTTTAAACTTAGCATATTTGGCAAGTAGTTTGGTTTGATCAACTTTAACTTTAAACCTCAAGTGATCCTTCCAGTAGGTCGTCAATTAATCTGCTCGCTATGACCTCATTAATGGTTATTGCTGCACCAATTTCAAGTGCACCGCCTCTTAAAATTGATCTAATATAGTCCGCTTCATCTTCATCTTGCTGAGTTGATTTTCTTGAATCAATTAAGGTTTGAACCTTGCGCATAATGGCAGGGCGAAATGATTCGTCTTTATTAGGAATAAATCTTCGTTGTGGGAGTTTTGAATCACCTGAAAAGTTATTATGCCCATCAGCTTTAGGCGTTTCTCTTTTATCGAATACACCTACAATCATTTTTGAATCATCAAATTCAACTGCGAGTGAATCCCAAAGATCGCCCTCCAAGTTCAAGTTTGGCGTTCTGTTTCCATTCTTTTCTGATTCAGCATATTTTTTACTTAGCGATGGAAATGATTGCCCGTCTACTGGACTCTCACCCTTAGCTAGATAAGATTGAATTTCATCAATCACAACCTCAGCTATCTCGCGCTTAAGATCAATTATCTCAGCTTGCGGGACACCCGAAAAGTCTAGATCAATTTCTTTCGTTTGATCTGGTGTTGCCAAGTACTGCCCTCATTGAGTTCATTCTTTCGCCGTCAATTTCTAGTAATTTTTCTTTAGCCTGATTCTCTGACAAGTTTGGATCAATCATCATTAATGCTTCATAGCGTTGCATTAAGCCAAGATTTAAACGCTTCTCAATATTGGCGAGAGTTTCAGAATCACTTACCATAAGCTTGGGTTTGGGGAATGTTACCTCTAAAATATCATCCTCGATAAAATAACCAAGTCCCAATAGATCAGAGTATGCAGTTAAGATGCGTAAAACTTCACGCTCAACTGCGACATATAATTCCTGATTAGACTCAACTTGTCCCATCACATCAGCATTAGCCATTAGTCTTTCAAGACCACTTGAGAAAGTCTCACTAGCACCGTCAAGACCTTGCGACGTAGTAATACCATGCTCAGATAAAATCTGTCTCATGTACCCAAAGTAAACATCTTTTTGCGCGGCAAGTGCAGGACTTGGCGAGATGTATTCAACGGTCGTTTCCCTATCGCTTGGGTTACCTGATTGAGGTAATTTAATCGTGCTTGTTAGCCCAGTCGCAACGTCTTTAAACTTCCCCTCGTACTTCTCGGGATAAGATAAGACAAGTGTTCCAGTCCCTTGGATATTTGAAGCGGTTAAGACCTCACTCATTAGAGCGTTGTAAATAACCGACTGCTTAAATAATGGCGAAGGTGTTGGCATATCTTGAGAGAGTTCTTTCGAGATAAAAATAAAAGGGATGGTTCCCAATTTATTCACATTGTCTGGATTACCTTCAATTGGCACGTAAGTAATTGAGCGTTTAATTTCAGTGCCGTTTTTTGTTTGAACCTTGGCCATCTCAACTTTAATCACAATGTGCTGCTCATTAGTCCATAATGCATACACCTGAGAGTTAGCCGATGAGTCAGCTTGGCTTTCAGCTATTAAATTATCATATCCATCACCTGCGCGCGCGCCTGCAGTAATGTCAAGATTACCATAATTGAGGATCACGCATTCAAGTGCGCCTGTATCCTTGTTTCTTACGACTGAAAACTCATGCCCTTGCAGAGTCATAAACTGAAAGCGTTCCTCTTGCTCGCGATAGTTAACCCAAAAGAGTGAATACTTATGAAGATTAGTCACGCAATCCATGAAAGCTAACTGTCTATGTGCATCAGCTTCCTTGTAAATGTCCTCAAGAAATGCAGTTTTCACATCATCATTAGAAACGCGTCTTCTTGGTTGCTTTCTATATGCTTGTGCTTTCTTGTCAGTAATTAATTTAGATAGTGATATGTTAGATACTGTATAGGCATTATGAGACTTTGGGCGCGTTCTTTCTAATTCAGCTTTAACATAAGGCTCTTGATTGCCAGCGTAAACTTGCCATGAATCAAAAGAATGCTTCTTACGGTTGCGGTCTTCGCTTCCATTGATATCGGAAATTATTGTTGAGATAACAGATTGATCTAGTAAGTTAATCATTTAAACCTCGAATTTAATTAATCATAACTAGTCAAATGTAATAAAGCTAGTACCCAAGTCTCGTGGATCGTGAAAATTAAAAAAATAATAACGAACCATATCGGCGGCGTCGTCATCAATTTTAAGTGGGTTTTCGTTTACAATAGTTCCATTCTTGTCTTGATAACGATATTTTTTAACGGCGTCAATTGTTTCAGTGCACTTAGGATTAATGTAATAACGCCTTGCTCCTATGGCTGATTTTATAAATGACCGAACGATACTTATGCCATATGCAATAGCTGATTTTTTATATTTAAAATAAACACCATGCTGAGTAAACCAATCAATGTTTGATTGACCCGTTTGCTCTCTTTCTTGATTACCAGCAATATCACAGCAATATTCATTAATGATATATGGCCTATCCTTAAGCCATTGAAGAAGTTCTTCTAGTCTAACTTTTGATCTGACAAATTCATCAATCTGATAAACAATGTCTCGCTCAGGATCATATTGAAATATCCCAACTGCCATTTTATGAGTCCACCCCCAGTCGATTGCGCATCTCACTGGCAATCTTGGATTATATTTACAGTTGATGATATTTAAGTCTTCATCAAACTCATCATAAACTGCATACATTGGGCGAGAGTCCCAGTCAATTTCGAACATCGCTCGAAATGTCTTGCCATCTAGTAGCCGCTTATTTCGCTCAATTTCTTCTTTTGGGAAATGAGGATTTTCGATTGTTTTCCACTCGTAGCATTTAAACTCATTATCATTGGCCATCTTAAAATACTTATAGGCCCAGTGGTTTTTAGGATTGATATGCTGTACACCTAGCGAACCGGTGCAAAATATCTTACCTTGGGTATCTGCCACCCTTGCGATACACTCTAGAAATAATTGCTCGCTACATTGAAAGACTTCATCGATCCATATCCAGTTAGCTTTTAAACCTTCTACACGCTCAGGCCTGTCACCTGATATGCCATAAACTAGCGACTCATTACCACTAACTGAATCATGCCACTCGATCAATTTGAAAGGTGATTCTTTTTGAGACTTAATAAATGGCTTAGCATAAGCGCAGAATTTTTTCCATGATAGACGAGTAAGCATGTCATTCGTTGGCGCAATAATCACACCAAGGAAAGGATCAATGCCGTTTGAAGTATAACCCTCTTTTTGATCCTGAGTCATGATTGATTTAATAGCACCGACTTCAGTTTTTCCGCCGCGCTTTCCTGCGAACGCACCAAGAAAACGAGACTTATCTAATAAAAAATCTTTTTGCCTATTAAATGGCTTAAACCTCTGAGTCGCCAAAATCGACCACCAGTTTATCCACGTTATGATTTATTGATTGTTCTTGCTTATCTGATTGACCTAAGTACTGCTTACCAAGCCAAATTAAAAGGGCGGTATTCCCAGCCATAGCGGCTTCGTATTGTTTACGTCTAAGACTTATCTTGCCACTTGATCTCTTTTGGCTATAATACTCCGAAAAAGTTACGCCATGCACCTCTTTAACGCGATTCTCAATTGTATCAACTGAGCAATTAAACCAACCAGCAATTTCCTCAAGTGTGCATTGTAAGCCGCATAATTTATCAAACTCTTTGAAGTCTATTTCTATTCGAGGTCTACCCATTACGCTCATTTGTCACCTCGTTCTAGTTTTAGCTCTTCGTATATTTGGCCAGTTAGTTCTAGTGTTGCTTTTTTACCAGTGAAATTTTGCCACCGATTTACTATTATATCACAATATTTTTCGTCTAATTCCATCCCGTAACATTTTCTGTTTGTTTTCTCGCAAGCGATTAGAGTTGAACCAGAGCCAAGGAATAAATCTAAAATTAAATTTTCTGCTTTCAAATATTCAAAACATTTTTCAATTAAAAGCAATGGCTTCTGGTTTGGGTGCAACCTTTTCTCGTTCTCACCTTCTTTTATCATTCCTTTCCACGCCACCTTTATTGTCTTTGTGTGAATTTCGCAATTAGTCCAAGCTATTTCCGTACCACAAAAATCGTCAGCAGGGAGATCGCCCCTTTTATCCCAGCATATAAAGCATTTAGTGTTCCCTAGGGCTGTTAAAAAATAATTTGCGCCCCAGTATAATTGTTTCCTTACCCCTAAGCCATTAACCAGATTTATCACATCAACAGCGCACTTAATCGAATTATCATTTTTAATATAATGATAATCTGTTTTTTTAGCTAGTCCGTTCCCGTTGCCGTCACCAATTTTCAAATTAATCCCATAAGGTGGATCAGTAAAAACCATGTCAGCCTTTTCACCATTCATTAACTTTTCAACATCATCAATCATGGTTGAATCACCGCACATCAATCTATGATTGCCAAGTAGCCAAATATCACCTTTTCTTGTAATTGGATGAATAACTTCTGGTATTTCATCCTCATCGGTCAATGGGTCAAATTTCTCTATTGGTTCAATGGTAAAATCTTTTAAGCCTAGCATTTCAATTTCAAAATCAGGGCCTAAGTCCAACATCTCTTTGTTGATCTCACTCAAGTCCAGGTCTGCCCATTCTGCTATTGCATTATCACTAACAATAAAAGCGTATTCCTGCGCCTCGTCATTGAAGTCTTGATAATTAACTGCGGCTTTTTCCCATCCCAATTTTTTAATTGCCTCTAATCGTCCATGCCCCACAACTACAAAACCTGACCTGTTTGAAACGATAATCGGGTGTCTCTGCCCTTGATAATCAAGTAGCTTTGACAACCTATCAATCTGATCTTGTGGGTGCTTATTTGGATTCTTTGGGTTTGGGATAATCTTATGAAGCTCTAAGAGTTCATCATGTGCGCAATTTATTTTCATCATTTAACCTTCGTTAAAACATTCGTTTCATTGAAAGGCTAACCATGAATTTTTAATGTGTCAAGTTTTTGACTGATGAAATTTCTTTTAGCTTTTTAATTTGATTCTTGTATTTTAATGATGTTTTTTCAAAATCTTTATATAGCCTGTTTACTTTTTGCTGGTTTTTTTCTATCTCCATCTCTGCGTAATTAACCTCGACTATTTCAACTTCTCCTCGATCAACCTTCCATTCAAAGGCTCTACTGGCGTTAAGATAGCTTTTAAAATACCCTTTATATTTATGCATATTTTTACCAGTCTTTGAGCAAATACCCATATAAACTATGTCTGGCTTAAATCCCTTTTTATATTCATGGCTATTTTTAAGGTGCGAAATAAGCAATTTTGACTTAGCTTCATCATCAATATTGGCAGTGCTAATACACTCTATTGCCTCATAAGCATCCCTACTGGCCAATGCATTAACCACTCTGTGGGCTAAAAAATTACCATATTTCTCTGATGCGTCAAATGATCTCTTGTAGAGCTCATGAAACTTTTTACTAAATACTAATTTTTCATCCTGATGAACCTTGTAAATATCCTCTACGTAGTAAAAAAAATCCAAAACTTCTGGTATTTTACATTCATCAATAACCAAAAACGCATAATCAAACGCAAGATTTCTTAGCAAGCCCTTGCTGATTAACTTTTTTTTACTATCAAATAAAACCTTTTTTCTGTTTTCCCAAGATATTTTCTTAAGTCTAGCAAAGTCTATTAATGAATAACTTTTATTGTAATGATTTTCAAACTCAATTAGACAATCCTCGTAATTATTATTTTCTAAATATTCTCTGTTTATAATTTCTTTCATAACTACCCCCTCTTTTAATTGCAATGCTTCATTAAATTCCTACACCATTATTTTTAGTTTATCTTAGGTTTAATTTCAGAATCCATATCGCTGGTTTTTAAGATGATTTAAACCAGTGCATTAATCCTCATTGTAAAAATGCTCCCGAACTTGCTTACACACTTCATCAATAACTGCATAGTCTCTCTCACTTAACTCCGTATCAAGTATTTTGTGGTCATATTTAATCCACTTTCTAAACACTGAATCGTAGAGTTCACTTATTAGCCGCTTAGCTACATGTCCCTCAATAGCTGCCTCGAACTCCTCTTGTTCTTCTGGTAAATTAAATTCTAATGTCGCTTTCATGCTTGCCTCATGTATAAAAAGTTTACTGTAGTTTATTAATTCCAAATAACTCTTTCCAAATAAATACAATACGCAGTTGCGATAATACTGTGTATTATAAAATAAGTTAATGCTGTTTTCATATATTCCCTTTAAGCTATAATTTATATTTATTCCCAGTTAGGAATATACTAAAATGCGCATAGGTTGTATTTACACTTTTTTGCGTATAAATCCCATCGCTTTGCATTCTTCAATTATCAACTCTTTATTTTGCCACTCAATCCTTTTAGCTTCTAAATATCTTGAGTAAGACAAAAGAGTAATTGATGCTGTAATTATTACAATGCAAACCAATCCAATAAGTGGGATGATTAATTCTAAATATCTCATAACTTAAAATATCCAAATAGTTTTTCATTAATATCCGAGTGAACTTGTGCAACTTCTTTGACTTGATCTCTGTTTAATTCTAGATCAATTGCGTCAATAGCTGCGTCAATTGGGTTTACTTCATACATGTAGCAAGCTCCTTGATCTCCATCACTTGGGTCAACTCTTGAGCAGATATCTTCTTTAATCCGTCTAAATTCTTGTAATAAGTTTTTGATTCTTTCAAGTTCTAGTGTTGTCATTTCACCCCTCCGTTTTTATAGCGTTTATTGCCTCAGTTATTGTCTTGCCAGAATTGATCAGCTTAATCATGCCAGCATATTCTTTCTTAAACCCTTTTCTTTCTTCACTGCAAACCATTAAAACTTTTCCAGTAGTATTTTCAAAAAAATCTTTAATCTCTTTTTCCTCTAAGTCAGATAAACAAAATACAGCAACCGCTAAAAACTTAGCTTTGATCCAGTCATCAATTTCAAATACTGAAATGCCTTGCTTGACTCCCATTCTAGAGCTGGCAATGTTTCCAATTTCAATAAAAGATTTGTCTGAATATAAATAAGTTTTCATAAAATAAAACCCGACCTGTCACTCTCACTAGAAAACAGATCGGGAATATTAATCTGAATCTTTTAATGTTTCGTTATAAAACTCAGATAATTTAAAAATAATAATTGCTTTGTGAGAGCTTGTAGAAAATAAGGCAAAACGAAAGAAAAGTAAAATATAATATTTAGATAAATAAGTAAGTTCTATATAATAATTAACTAGAATATATTAAATGCATTTTGGTGAGAGGGAATAGAAAAGCAAGGGAGATAAGACAAGCACTTAATTTAAATAAACTAAAGCTTAATTATCTCTTGCCTATTACTAGTCGTATAACCAATTTGCTTTATGCATTTTGGAGCCGAGGTTTATAGCTTGCTTCTAAGGTTTCATATCGCCATGTACAGACACTCGTAGACGATAATCAATGCTGAAACAAGAATCACATAGGTCTGTAGGATGATTTTTAATGAATAATGCGCGTTATGTAAAGGGCTTATTTTAATCTATGCAATTTTTATATATGTAATTTTTACCTATCTAATTATTGTAGTTTACAAATTTAACCAATCTGATAATATGCCACTCAGCTTGGAAAGCCAAAAGCATCAAAACAGTATTGACTAGAATCTATTAACAGTTGTGTGTGGATTGTTCTAGTCATTGGCCTAGCGAGTTCCCCTTCCAAGCTCTCGCTGGGCTTTTATAAAGGAGGGGATATATGATAATTAACTATAGAAATGATGACGACATGCTGCAGTTACTTAGCTTACTTGATCAGTTACAAGTTGATGTAATTAATTCTAGGGTTGATGCCAGAGAATTTATATCTATTATTCAGGGCTATCAAGCAGCACTTGAAAACACCAACAGATTAAATGAGCGCATAGCAAGTGCGTATACTTATGTCAGCGTGGCAGCTTCTAAACTTGAAGGCAAGATATGAGTGACCAATGGGATATATGCCCAGAGCATGGGCGATATGACGAGCTGGCATGTCCTGATTGTGCGATGAAAAAACCTATTAAAAATTTAGATAAAGCGATGGAGAAAATTATGACTCAAAAACTAAACCTATTCCAAAAGATGCAAGCAATATATAAGCAGGTTGACAGCGTTGATAAGGGAGCTCGAATCCAAGCAGGTTATGGATCATACACCGCAGTCTTACATGATGATGTTACAAGACTGCTTCATAAGCCAATGGCTGAACTTGGAATTATATGTGTGTCTGATGTTTACGAGCATAATCTTGTTCAAATGGAAGTAGTTAAGAAGGGCGGCGAATTAGGCGTATCTTACCGCTCAGAAGTATCAATGAAACTTATTCTAATAAATGCTGATGAACCGACTGAGAAACTTGAGATTACTAGTCATTCTTTTGCTATTGATTCTGGGGATAAGTCTTATGGCAAGGCAGTGTCAATGGCTACAAAATATGCCCTATTAAAAGCTTTTATGCTTGAATCTAGAGATAACGAAGAGTCGAGAGATCAAGAGCCACAAGCGGTTAAATCAGTTGCGCAATCAGTGAAACCAGCATCAGATAAACAAAAGGAAATAATTAAGAATAACTTGCAAAAGCAAGGTAAGTTTTCTGATGCAACTCAAAAATGGCTTGATGCTTTGAGTTCCAAAGATGCCAGCGCACAGATTGAAAAGATCATGGGCAAATAATGAAGCGTTCACTTTACGAGCATATGGAAACTAAAAAAAGAATTGAGCTTCATAAGGTTGAAAATTACTATTATAGTATAGATCAAAGACGATACCATATTAAAGAAATTAGATGTCTTTATAAGTTTTTAGGTTACATTCACAATCGGATTATAATCAAAAGAAATTATGAAGCGCATCGAAATGTTAATGGGTTTTTAATTCGCAGCTATAAGAGGAAACATGATAACAGCAAAGCATAAAATTTTTCACGTTTACAAGCATAAAGAAAGTGGACAGATTGTAAACTTGGTTTACATTAAGGGCGACACAAAACACCTAATGAGTGAGAGTAATGTCAAAGTGAGAAAGGTTGATTTAATATTTTACTATGAATTTATTGGCAAGCGCAGAATTAGACATGATCACCCACCCGTTTTAATATCAACTTTGGGTGGTCGAGAAGAAGAAAGAGTTACTAAATCAGGATTTAAATATAAGGTATTCATTAAGGATAATCATGATTCATAAGTCTGAAAATCTATTTAAACAAGGGCGCAATGGCGTTCCCTTTAATCACTATGCGACTAAGTGTGGACTTAATGCAAGTTATGCCGAGGTATCTTTTTTATGGAAACCCGTGACGTGCAAACATTGTTTGTTATTTGCACCAATAAGACTAACAAGAAACAGCAATGATAAAGCTTCAGATAAAAGAAAAAGCGAATTAAAAAACATGTATTTAGTTCTTAAAAAGCTAAGATTTAATTATGATCAAATGGTTTTAGAAATGAATCGCTTGGGATTAAAAACCCAGACTGGCAAAGATGTTAACTTGCATAATCTTAAATCATTTGTTTATCGTAATAATTTATGAGTTGGCAATCTAGTGAGCCTTGCGTAGCTTGTGGGACAATGATGGTCGATCGGTGCTATCATCATATTTACACTAGAAAAGCGCACCCAGAATACGTCAATGAGTCTTGGAATTTAATGTCATTATGCTCACTGCATCACAATATGATTCATGCCAAGGGTGCAAAGCACATGGCTAGCAAGTTTCAATCAATTCGCATTTGGCTAATGGGAAATAATTGGCAATTTTGTGAACTAACTGGAAAGCTAACTCACGATTAGACAATCAAAATATTCTCTGAAACAATTAGGCTAATGGATTTGCATGAAATTGTTTCTCGCCTTAAACAGTTGGCCCAAGAATTAGGTCGCACTCCTAACTTACCGGAGTTCGTTAAGCTGTCTAAAGTTTCAAGGCGACAAATTGATAAGCATAAATATTCCGAGCTTTGCAAGATGGCAGGAATCCAAATTAATAAAAATCCCCACACAACCGAAGCGGTTAAGATTGAATCAACACCGCCAAAAATTTTAGCGTTCGATATTGAAACCGCGCCGCTTCTAGTGCACGTCTTTCAGCTCTTTGGGAATGATGCTATTGGAACTAATGCAATATCACAAGATTCGTTTATATTGTCATTTGCTGCCAAGTTTTTGGATGAAGACAAGGTTCATTATTTTGACAACCGCAAAGGAAAAGACAAAACCAATGATAAAAAGATAATCGAACAAGCACACGCACTCATGAGGGAAGCTGACATATTACTTGGCCACAATATTGACCGCTTTGATATTAAAAAAATGAACGCTAGATTTATAAAATATGGACTTGATCCATTGCCAAAGATTCAAACAATAGACACGCTTAAAATCGCCAAAAGATATTTTTCTTTTACATCAAATAAATTAGAATATCTCGCCAAGTTTTTAGGTTGTACTCCTAAGTCAAGCCATGCAAAGTTTTCAGGTCTTGAGTTATGGACTGAGTGTCTTAAAAATAACCAAGCTGCATATGATGAGTTGCGCCTATATAACGAACAAGATGTTTTAACTCAGATTGAAGTTTATTATAAGCTGGCAAAATATGACCAATCACTTAACTTTCAAGCTTATCAATACGCCACATGTATTTGTGGATCAACTACATTTCATAAAGACGGCTACAACTATACCAAACAGGGCCAGTTCCAGAGGTATCGCTGCTCGCAGTGCGGCAAGATTTATATTGGTAAAGAAAACTTAATCCATAAAGATCTAAGAAAGAACTTCTTCAAATAGCCAGCCCCTGCAAATCCATTTGCAAAGACTGACCCGAGCACACACTGGAGAGGAATACCGTAATTTTATTTTGCCGCAACGTGAACATTACGTATATTTAAAAGTGATCTAATCAAGTATTTATAAGTTTTTAAGCTATTTTATCTCGAGTAAAATAAGTTTATGATCCCAAAAAACATAACTGTTCTAGGCATGAAAATAAAGATTAAACAGGTCAAAGACTTAAAGCTTGACGGTCATTTAGTGCATGGTTATTTTGATCCAAATAACAGCGTAATTTGCATAGAGAAAGATATGAGCGACGAGCATAAGTGGAGAACTTTATTTCACGAATTAAGCCATGCCTTGACGTTTAGAAACGGTCTTAGCTTTACAGGTTTTCCAAGCTCAATGGATGAGATTTTAGCAGAAACAAATTCAAGTATGATCTATGAACTAATGATTCAACTCTTTGGTAATTGGCATGACTAAATGCCAAGTTATCTTTTTGCCTTATAAGGTGACTTCTAATGTCACGCCTGAAGATAGAGTCAAGAATTACAAAATGAACGAGAGGCTACAATTAGAGCTATCAAATTATCTTGATTCAATTAGACATTTACCAATCGGATTGTTTAAATATAAAAAAGGTCAAGCGCATAAATTAGTTAGATCAAAGTGGAGCGTAATTGAGAATCATAATAGCTGAGCCAAGTGGTCGAGAGCATACTTACTATGACCAAAAAGTAAGACGCTTATACGTTGACAAGGATCTTAATTTTCAGATAGGTATTGTAAACGATCAACAAACATGTGAAATTGAGATAACTATGAACAAGCAGGAGATGCTTGATTTTTTTGACGCATTATGTGAGGCATTAGCGAGTGAATAAATTAATTACATTGCCATTTTTACCAATATCATTAAACCGATTATACAAGAATTGGGGCGGTCGAATTACTATATCAAAAGAAGGTCGCGACTTCGTGGACATGTGCACGGCTCATCTTCTCCAATACGAATTAAAAGACTTTGGAAAAACCTACCAAGGTAATGGCATCATCCTGCATTTAACATTTTACACGCCTAAATTTTACACAAAAGCTGGGCAAATTTCTAACGTAGCTATTGACGTGGGAAACTCAGAAAAGAAGCTTGTCGACCTGATATTTAAGCAAATGAAAGTTAATGACGGGCAGATAACATCAATGTTAATCGAGAGACGCTACGACAAGACTGCTAGAACAGAAGTAATGATCAGCTTTATCGAATAGTGTAAGATAATATTACTGTAAATTCTTTCAATTATTACGCATCATTTAATCATGGTGAAGTTATTTTTATCTAGCTTGCTGGCCTTGGTTGCTCTCTTGATCATTGATGCTTTTGGTATTGAGGTAATTACTGATCCATATGAGGACATTGATTATGATGAGATCAATGTCTACTATCCAAATGATCCATGCGACAAGGACTAAGGTCTAGTTATATCACCAGCTCTTTCTTTTCTCGATTGCCTGCAAAATCTAATTATGTCTGCAAAATCATCACCACTGAGACAGTAATACTCCTCGGCTTTTTGATCGCCACAACTTATGCGCTCGTTCTTTTCATTAACAAGCTCTAAGGTTTGGCTATCTATTGCGTAGAGTGTCCAGCTTTGCTTGCATCCGCTTAGCGCGTTCAGCAGCATCAGGAATAGAATTAATTTCTTCAATTTCTTTTTTATCCTGTTTCTTTTGACGTTGGTTCTCTAAATGCTTTGCGATGGCATCCTTAATAACACCAATGATTTTCTCGAATAAAAAGCCAAGGATGAGTTTAAGAATGCCCTGCATACTATTCGCTTATTTTTTCAGCTTGCTTTAAAATCAATTGCTCTAATTGAGGATAAATAAAAGTTGCCATGTCATCATATGGAGTCGCTGATAAAACTGCGCTCTCTCTTAACCATGCAAACATTTCTTTTACTGCTTGTTCTACTGCTTCCTCAGCTACTGGTAGACCAATGTTTTTCATTCTCATTCCTAAATCTTTTAAGTCGTACGCTTTTTCCATAGATATTCCTTTGTTAAACTTTCATCCATGCTAATGGATCACCATATGTTTGATTTAATTGTACATGCACATGCTCATTATCGCCATTGCCATGAATGTAAATAAGATTTTCTTGTCCTGATTTTGCTGAAATTGCACCATGTCCTTTATATTTATTGACAAAATAAGTCTGAAATTCTTTTTTAAACGAATCACTCCAGTCATTGCAACGAAGGTCAAACGATCGGCCGCCTTGGTGCGTTGTGCTTTGCGCACCTAGCCTGCGGTCTTCGTGTGGTGATCTAATAACCGATGTAATCATTGGCGTGTAGCCATTGGATGCAACATACATAATCATATCTGCCATTATAAAAACGACCATGGGATGAATGTATAAAAGGTGCGTTGCGTGTTTTGGGTTTTTGAAGTGTTTAATCATATCTCATCATTCATTTTAAATATGTAAATATCAACAGTTAAATTTGCTCCACCCTTAACAAATTTCAAAGATGAATTTTCTTGCAATTGCCCAATCATTAAATTCGTGAACGGAATAGATTGCCCGCTTTGGTAATATGCAAGGGACGTTGAAATTAATGCATTACTAGTATTATAAATTGCAACTATGGACTGCGTGTTATTAACGATAGAGCTAACCCCGACAACGTAGCACATTACAATATAATTATTGTTGTCAGCAGTATATATTGTTTCATTGCTGCTTAGAAACTTTCCTTTAAATGATTTAACTAGGTTTATACCAGACAGCATTATTCTTCCAGTGATATTATGTGCAACTTAAATGTTGCACTTGGCGAGCCAATCTCATTTTCATAATAAATTACCCCACCAGTATCAACAATAAATAAATTTCTTAATTCTCGATAAACATTATCATCTCTAAAGAGACAAATAAGACTTTCTGTTCTTAGTAGTGATGTGTCTATTGTTCCGTCTGCAAATTTAAAATTATATCTAATTCTGCCACCACCACCAGTATTAACAACGTTAACAAGCTCTATATAACAAAGAACTCTCTCTGTTGCTGTAAACACATTAAAGTTAGATGAACCAACTGAAAAATTTAAAATGGTTCTTTTTTTTGATGTACCTGAAAACATTTAATCGCCCTCAAGTTTTAAGATATAAACATCAAAGACCCAAGTAAGTTGATCTGATGCTTGCCATCTTAAATTGTAGCCAGTTTTTAAGATGCCACAATTAAAATAAATAGTGCCACCCGGCACAAATGAGTCAACTCTAGTTCTGTATATTTGCCTACCATAATAAGGGCCATCACATATCATTCGGCCAGGCTCAAATCCAGATGATAAAACTGTATTTGAAATTGGAACACAAAAAACAAGACAATCCGTTGTTGCTGTATAAATAACTTTTGAGGACAATCCAACAGCGACATTTTTTAAAATTGCATGATAAGAAAGTCCAGCAAACATTAAGCCTCTCTTACAAGTAATTGGAAATATCCGTTATAGCCTCGATCTTGAATACCTGTAACCTTTGAACGTATAGAATAACCTGCTGGAAATGTTGTAAAATTTAAAGTGCCTACAACTTTATTAGGGCCAGCATTTATATCAGTTGATTTCTCAATATTTCTACCTACAATTGAATTATTGCCAGATAAATATGATATTGATGGTGGCGTTGCAAACAAATTACCAAGCAAAGAGCCTGTTTCATCATACACATCAAAGTTAATAGCAAGTGATCCACTTAGCCCAGCCTGTGAATTTGATAAATAATAAGAAGTAATAACAGTTTCAGATTCAAAATATCTTAAACCACCATAACCCTTGGTCGATACATCAGAAATAAAGTAATAACCAGTTAAATCAATCTCAATTTTGTCTTGCACGCGAGATAAAATATAGTTGATCGATGCGCCTATACGCGTAAATGTTGCCTCGGAAATAGCTGCTTTATAGCGAACTTCTTCTTCTCGTATAAAGTTGGGACTTGGTGTTATTATTGCCATTATATATACCTATATGGTGCACCGTTATCATCAGAGAAACCGATTAAATCAATCTTATCTCCAATAGTGGGCGCGTAATTCTCATTTAATGTTATGATGTTTCCAGTTACATTGACAACTTCAAACTCATCACTTTGACTTGACCAGTCATTGGGATGAAAAACAACGGGTGAACCTTCGAAAAACAGACTGCCATCACTAACTTCTATCTCGTTTGCTGATACAATTGAAGCAACTTCAGCTTGTGGGCACATAGAGCCATATGAAGTTTTTTGATAATTACTTGCTTCGTCATAATCTGGCAGGTCAATGATTGAAGTCGCGTCTAAAGTTATCGTAATTGGTGCGTTAAAAACTATCTCGTTATTATTTCCGAGGTTAAAAGTGGCAATATTTAACACTTGCACTTGAGTAAAATCCTCGTTTCTGATTCTAATTGGCTTGCCGGCAAACTCAACCCACTTCTCCCACTCTTCTTTATCGGGATCATAGCCAAAAGATTGCTCGATCACCACGCTGTTTGCAGTGGGAGAACCAACAACTTTAGAACTTGGCGAGAAAACAACAAACCGACCATTTAGCTCAAATGCTGAATTGATTAAATCAAGCGTAACTTTGCCGCGTTTAATGTCTATTTTTTTATTGTAGACCTCCATGAGCGTTTCACGAAATGTTTGCTCACCTGTTTCACTATTTGGAAGCAATAAACCATTGCCACCAAACACTACAACATCACCTATCTCTAAATTGTAGCCATCTTTATAAAGCAACTCCACACCCTCAAGGAATTGAGGCGCGAACTTGTACTTGTCTAGTAGTCTTTCCGCTTGTCTTTGGATTAATGAGCGAGTAATTGAGTTATCCCTTAAACCATTGGCCTCTATGATTAACTGTTTGTTTCCAGTCTTAATCCGATTAAACGAATCCTCACTTGAGATAATTTCACCTGCTCGATACTTGCCAGAATCTAGTGATTTTTCTTCGAACTTATACACAACTGTATTATAAAGGTTCTTTTGAGTTGATCTTTTTACGCTTAAATTTGTGATATTTGTAATTGAATCAGGGTTAACCAGTACGGTCGAGCCAGCATTGAGTGGTGGCAGCGTTGCCCCTATAGATGATCGACCTTTTTTAGGTGCAGCATAAAGACCCAATGGCTTAAATAGCTCTCGCTCGATCCATTCTTTGGCGTTTATTTGATCGCGCACATAGATGTCAATGTTTGGCAACGATGAACCTATAAGAGTATCAAGGTCATCAATACCATTAATATCAATTTGATTAGGCCTCATCGCAAGACCAAAAGGCATTGTGTCATACTGTGATTTAAATGAACAGACTGCACTTGAATTAGCTTCAGGCGCAAGGGATTGATTAACAATCGCATAGTAAAATCCATCAATAAAACCAGTATCCAAAATAACTGCATCGGTAAAGTCATTCGATGCTGACCCACTAATAGTTATAAAGTCATTAACTTGAACATTGTATAAAAAGAAAATATCATCCTGAAAAAATACCGCATTTGTAATTGTTTGAATTCCATCATATGAAACGAATCTATCACTTGGCACATTAGCCTGATAAGTCCCAACACCTGACATCATTATCTTGAGGTATAGATCAATTGGCTTGCCCATTATGCGATAAAATGAAACTACTTCTGTTTCATCATCATGTGCAGCGGCCGCAGTTCTTAGTTGATTCCTAAGCACGTTATTAAATGATGTTGCTGTATTTGTTTGAGATAACTTTATGAGTTCCTCATCAATCTGAATATAGCTCATGAAGTTAGCTTCTTGTGCTATTGTTGGAATAATGAACCCCTCAGTTGTGGTAACTGGGATTGATGTTTGAATATTTGTAAT